TTTATCGTGGGGGCGGCGGCGGGGCTAATGCGCTAGTAACGCCATGACCAATTGGAATCCAATTTGGTTGGTTGAAATTGACGGCGTTTCTTACACAAACGCGATTCTTGCCAATCTTACGATCACCAGCGGGCGGCGTAACATCTACGAACAAGCCGCGGCGGGTTATGTCAACATTGAATTGCTGGACGTTGATGAGTCAATTATTCCGATCAACATAAATTCAACCATTGGCGTTTCAATTAAAAACACAGCGGGAACATTTGTGCCGATTTTTGGTGGCAACGTTGTTGACATTGGCTTAGAGGTCTTAGACGTAGGAAATGTTATGTTCACCCAGACTTATTCAATCACCGCTTTAGGCGCATTGGCACGCTTGCCAAAAGCACTAACAAACGGCGTCTTGCCAAAAGAATTTGACGGTGATCAAATTTATGATGTTTTGCGTGAAGTGTTGTTTGCGCAATGGCAATCAGTTCCAGGTGCATTAACATGGGCAACTTATGACCCAACAATAACTTGGGCAAATGCAGAAAACACGGGTTTAGGGGAAATTGATCGTCCAGGCAATTATGAACTAGCGGCAAGATCATCAGAGCGAACAAACGTTTATTCATTGGTTTCAGCACTTGCAACGTCAGGGCTTGGCTATATTTATGAGGACGCCCAGGGTCAAATTGGATATGCAGACTCCACACACCGAACCGTTTATTTGGCTGCAAATGGTTATGTTGACTTGGACGCTAATTATGCCCGTGGCAGAAACTTACAGATTCAAACCCGTGTGGGCGACGTACGCAACAGCATAACCATAGAGTATGACGCAACCAGCAGCAGCGAAAAATCAGCCTCAGACGCCGCTTCTATCGCTTTATATGGGGAACTTGCACAAGTTATTTCCACAACCCTACACAACGGCATTGACGCTGAGGAACAAGCCGCTTTCTACTTGGATTTGCGAGCAAACCCTCAACCAATTTTTAGTCAAATAACCTTTGATTTAACCAACCCTGAAATTCCAAGTTCGCAACGTGACCGCTTGATTAACATTTTTATGGGTGAAGCAATTTCACTAACCAACTTGCCATTGAATATGAATTCAGGGGCATTTCAAGGCTTTGTGGAAGGTTGGACATTCAGAGCGTCTTACAATCAACTTTCATTGACGCTTATGCTTTCCCCATTGGCTTATTCATTGCAAGCCATGCGCTGGAATGACGTGCCAGTAACAGAAACTTATTTAACCGTGTCGCCGACTTTAACATGGGAATATGCCACAATAGTGGTTTAGAAAAGGAGAAAAAATGGCAAATGTTTCAGTTAAAGTTTTAAAAATTAAATCAGTGTCTTTACTTTTTAAAATTGTTTGATCTAAACCTAGACCCAATTTTCAAAGGTATCGGCTGCCGTTGCTGCCACTATTGTTTTAATTCAGTCATTGATCAAGGCTTACAACGCTTTGAAGGCTTCAGCAATAGTTGCGGGAATTGCTCAAACATTTGCTTTGAATCCATTATTGGGTTTGGGTGCAACTGCCGTGGCAGCGGGTATTTTGGCGGGTGCAAATGCTTTAGCAAATAAAGACAATGCAAACGTGGCTGAATTGGGTGTGCCAAAAAATGTCGCTGGAACTGACTTTGGAACTTACGTGCCACCAGAATTTAAAGTTGATCAATATAAAGGACAGTCCTTTATGGGAACATTGCCAAAAGCAGGGAAGGCTGGAACGGCAAGCAAAGAAGTTGTTGGTGCTGGTAGTGAAGAAGCACTCAGAAAAAGACTTGAACAAATAGCCGTTCAAATGACTGAACTTGTTTTCAGAATGAACACTGGTGGTATTTCAATGCCAAAGGCTGAAGCCGAATTGGCTATTTTAAAAGCCGAATTTGCGGTTTTACAAAAACAAAATGAAGCAATCAAAGCGCAAAACCCAATCAACATCACGGTCAATGGCGCAATAGACAAAGAGGGAACAGCCCGTTCAATTGTGGACGTTTTAAACAATTCGCTTTATCGTGGGGGCGGCGGCGGGGCTAATGCGCTAGTAACGCCATGACCAATTGGAATCCAATTTGGTTGGTTGAAATTGACGGCGTTTCTTACACAAACGCGATTCTTGCCAATCTTACG